AAGGTCCGTGGCCCGCAGTGATTGCGCGCCCATCCCCTAGATGGAGCCTAACCAAAATGGCTATTGCCAAAGACTTGCGCGCTGAGCGCGCACAGCTTGTTGCGGACGCTCGCGCGCTCGTTGACAAAGCAAGCCCCTCCAACGAAGACAACGCCCAGTTCGACGCCCTGATGGAAAAGGGCGACGAGATCAAGGCGCAGATTGACCGCCTTGAGCGCGCTGAACTGCTCGACGCCGAAATGTCGGTCGTCATCGGCAACCGCGCCCGCGTTGCCGGCGTCTCTATCGATCAGGCCGAACATGAAGCCGAAATCGAAAACTCGGCGTTCAATAAGTTCATGCGCTTTGGGGCCTCGTCCCTGAACGACGCAGAGCGCGCCGTCTCGCGCAAGTCTTTCCAGAACGCTCAGAGCACCACGACCACGGCCGGCGGTTACACCGTCCCCACCGGCTTCTATCGCAAGTTGATTGACGCCCAGCTTGCCTACGGCGGCATGTTGGCTGTTTCGGAAGTTCTCGATACCGATTCCGGCCAGTCGCTTCCGATCCCGACCGACAACGACACCGCCAACGTGGGCGCGATCATCTCGGAAAACACACAGGTCGCCAATCAGGACATCACCTTCGGCCAGGTGACGCTCGGCGCGTTCATGTATTCTTCCAAGGCGGTCCTCGTCTCCCTGCAGCTTTTGCAGGATTCGGCGTTCGACCTCGATGCGTTCATCGCCAACAAACTGGCGACCCGCATTGCGCGCATCACCAATACCCACTTCACCACCGGCGCCGGAACCACGGTTCCCCGCGGCGTCGTTCTTGATGCGACCTCGGGCAAGGTCGGCCTCACCGGCCAGACCACCTCGATCATCTATGACGATTTGATCGATCTGGAACATTCGGTGGACCCGGCCTATCGCCAGAACGCGCGCTTCATGATGAACGACAGTTCGCTGAAGGTCATCAAGAAACTCAAGGACAGCTATGGCCGCCCGCTGTGGCTCGCCGGCCTTGCCTCGAACGACCCGGACACCATCAACGGCTATCCCTATGTGATCAACCAGCAGGTTGCGAGCATGGCGGCGAATGCCAAGTCGGTGCTGTTTGGTGACTTCAAAAACTACTACATCCGCCGCGTCAACGGCGCTGTCGCCATGCGCTTGACTGAGCGTTATGCCGATTACGCCCAGGTTGGCTTCATGCTCTGGCAGCGCTTCGACGGTGCTCTCGTGGACGCCGGAACGCATCCCATCGCCTACTACGCCAACTCCGCGACCTAATCGCGCCGGGCGCCGGGATCACTTCCGGCGCCCTTTCTTTCTGAACTGGAGGCTTACATGCTGATCATCAATCTTGTCGCATGGGCGGGCCTTGATTTCTCCTATGATCATGGCGCGATCATCGATCTGCCGGATGATGTGGCTAAAGCCCGCATTGACGCAGGAATGGCTGAACCGGCCCCTGTCGAAAAGCCCAAGCGCGGCAAGACCAGTGAGCGCGCCTGATGCTTACCGTCCTGACGCCAGCCAACTCGACGGAATTGACGACCTTCGCCAATTTTCAGGCGCGGTTCGCTGACGTGACATCCGCGCAGTCGGCGCTGGTCGGCGCGCTGATCAATGAGGCGTCAAACCGCATCGCCACCTATTGCCAGCGGGCGGCCGGCGCGCAGGCGTTCGGCAAGCGGCAGCTTCAACAGACGATTCGCCCTGCCTATACATCCTACAATCTCTATGACCCACTGGTTCCTGGCGTTCTCTATCGCGAGCCGCATCCGCTGGTGCTGGACGACTTGGGGCCGATTATCACGATTGACGCGCTGCAAGTGCGCGACGCCGGCAGCGGCAACATGATTACGCTGGTTCAAGACACCGATTATGAATTGGACGGGTTGCGGGTTTTCCGGCTGTCCAATGACATGCGGGTGTTTTGGACGTACCGCAAAATCGTCATCACATTCACCACCGGCTATGTCCTTCCGGGCGACACCGGAACGCCGAACCTCCCCGGAGCCATCGAGTCCGCGTGCATCGATCTCGTTCGCCTTGGGCTGACCGCGGTCAAGCGCGATCCGAACGTCTCCAAGGAAACGCTCTTTGGCGTGGCGCAAGTCGATTACATCGTTCCCGGCTCGAATAATGCCCCGGCGATGAAAGGCGGCCTCCCGGCCGATATAGCCGAAAGGCTTAACCCCTACGTCTTTCGGGCTGTCGAATAATGGACGTGCAAGGGATTATCGCGCGTAGCATGGCGAAGCTTTACGCAGATACCGGGCTTGCGCTGACATTCCGTCACCCAACCACGCGGACAAGCGTCTCGCTGGTGGCGGTTGATCGCTCGTCCGTCACAGTGATCAAGGAAGACGCGCTCGAAGTCTCGGCGGTCAAACCGTGCTGCACGGTCATGTCTGCCGATCTCGCGGCGCTTAATGTTTCTCCCGCGCAAATGGCTGATTTGACGGTTTCATTTAACGGCGTCGCCTATCGCATCCTATCGGTTCACGATAAGCCAGACCCGTCATTCCGCGTTGTGGCTGACCAACTCAGGCCGGTTCCGAACTGGCAAGAGCGCGGCGAAATCCTCTTTGTGCTGATGGGGCTGTGATGGATCGGCGCGAAGAGATTTTGGCGCAATTGCTGAATGCCTTACAGGGCATTGCCGATTTTGCGGCGGTCTATCGCAATCGGCCGATGAATGCGCAGACGGCGCTTCGCCCCGCATGCTTCCTCTTCGACGCTGACGAAGAGCGCGACCCCAACCAGGGCGATGTCTGGCATTCCCTCGGCATCACTTTGATGCGGATGACGCCAGAGATTTTCATCTCCCTCGCGGCGGCGCCCGAAGACGTTGGTTCGACGCTGAACGGGCTAAGGGCTGAAATCCTCAAGATCGTTTTCGCTGATCCGACCCTGCAAACACTGTTGACGGAAAACGGCCAAATCATTCTCGAAAAGGCAAAAACCGGGCTGACGATGGCGTCAGGCGTTGAAGGAAGAATGCTGATTTCGCTGACCTTTCTTTATCCGGTCATCCCCACCGAATTCTAGCCCTTCGGGGCAGAAAGCCAACCGACCCTTAGGCAAGGTCATTCGGCCCGCAGTGATTGCGCGCCATTCCCTCAGATGGAGCCTCACAAATGGCTGGTCCCTCAGAATATGTCATTGGCAAAGGCGTAGTATCTGTACGCAGCTTTGCGGCAACCCCGCAGCTATGGACGGCGACCACAGCCGTTCTTGTCGGTCAAACACTGTTCACTGCGGCCGGCGCCGTTTACAACGTCGTTACGGCGGGAACGACCAGTTCGACCGCTCCGACGCTTACCACGTCCACCGTGACGGACGGGACCGCGACGCTCGCATATTCCGACTGGTCCGCAGTCGGCAACTGCCCAAAATTCGAGTGGAAGCCGGACGTAAAGACGCTTGACCATTACACGTCGCAGTCTTTTGCGATGACTCAGGACGCCAAAGTTCCTACCCAGATCGGCGGAAAGCTGTCCATCGTCACGGACGAAATCACCATTGCCAATCTTGGCATTTTTGCAATGGGAACCCCGACTGGATCGGTCGGTTCGCAGTCGATTGACATTCTGTCGAAGTCGGGCTGGCAGGGAGCCATCAAATGCGTTGGCACCAATTCGATTGGCAAGCGCAAGCAGTGGACGTTTAATAACGTGCTGTTCATTCCTGACAAAGCTGTGTCGGTCATCGATACGAAATTCATGGAACTGGAACTGGCCGGCGACACGCTGATTGACCCGAACGGCAAGTTCGGAACCGTTCTGGAAATCGCCTAATGGCCGGGCTTCTCGATATTGTACCGGCATCGTCTTCGGTCGATGTCGGCGGCGTCTCCGTCGCTGTTTCTGGCGTAACCGCCAAGGGCATTGCGTCCCTTCTCGGTCGCTTTCCTGAAATTCAGGGAGCCCTGACCGGCGACGGCATCACTGCGGATAAGATCATCGCGCTTGCTCCCGATGCGGTCGCGGCGATCATCGCGGCTGGTTGCGGCGCTGCCGGCAATGCGGACCATGAAGCGGCGGCGGCAGGCCTTCCGGTTGGCGCGCAAGTTGATTTCTTGTCGGCCATCATCACCGCGACGCTTCCGCGAGGCGTCGGCCCTTTGGTCGATCAGGTCAAGGCTCTTTCGGGAAGCCTCGGCCTGTCGAATACCGACCAAAGTTCAAAGAGTTCGGATACGAACTAGCCTTCGCTATCGAATGGCTAATTGTCATCGGGCATCATTCGCCCGCTGCGGTCTGGAGCTACACGCCGCGCGAAATTTCCGGCCATATGGATTTCGCGCGGCGCGTTCTCAAGCTCGAAAAAGCCGATCAACTGACGCTTGCGGCCATCGCTGGACGTGGCGACAGTTCAGACATCGAGTCACGGCATAAAGACCTTTTAAGGGGCGTGTAGAATGCGGGATTCAACCACGCAAAAGGTCACGCTCGACGGCGCCGACAAGATCAAGGCGGCGCTTACGGATCTTGCAAAGTTTGGCAAGGACGCCTTCAGCCAGATCGGGAAGACGGGCAAGGACGCCTTCGACCAAATCGGCAAGTCTGTCGGGGATGTCGGCAAGGGCGCCGGCGTCATTTCCAATACGCTCACCAGTATTGGAACGGCCGGGACCACGGCGTTTGGTCAAATCCGCCAAGCGGCGGCAAGTGTCGGTTCAGCGGAATTAACCGCCGGCCTCAATTCCGTCTCGACGGCGCTTAACGACGTAGGGGCGCGGTCGGGCGAACTGGCGAGGATTTCGACCTCGCTCGCCGCCCTTGGCAACTTAGGGCGCGGCCTGCTCCCGACTCTCGGGACGGTTGGTGTACTCGTCGGTTCTGTCATGGCGCTCAAAGGCGCGTTGGCGGCTGTCGGTGCGGCCTCGGCCGATACTGCCGCGAAGATCATGGACACAGCCAAGTCGGCGGGAATGACCACTGAAGCCTATCAGCGGTTCGTGCTGGCTGGAGAGGCGGCTGGCCTTTCATCGGAACAGATCGCCTCGGGCCTCGCTGCGATCACGAAAGCCACGGCTGACGCCGCTGCCGGGTCTACTGTTCTCGGAGCCAATTTCCGCAAGGTTGGCGACGCCGCGCAAGGAATCACCACATTCTATGCAGGCGCGGGCGTCAGCGTAACCAGATTTGGCAGCGCTATTAAGGGCGCCGGGGCGAATGCCGAGCATTTCCGCACCGTATTTGACGGCGTCCAGCGCAATGTCGATTCCACTACGGATTATATAAAGAAGCTATCGGCGGCGATTGACGCCATGCCGGAAGGCGCGCAAAAGACCAAGATTCTTGAGGATCTCGGAAAGAAATTCGGGGATGAATTTGTCCAAAGCCTCAGCCAGATTTCAAGCGGCCTCGACGAAACCGGCGACCGTTTCGACAAGCTAGGGCTGAAACTATCCGAAGCCGATGAGGCCGCTGTTACAGCGCAGCAAACATCACTGGCTAGGGTTAAGACAGCCCTTGATAACCAAGGCTCAATCATTTCAAACGCCGTTAAAGCGATGCGGCTGCAAATTGGATTAATTTTTACGCCGCTTGCGACCGCTGCACAGGATTCGATTTCGGACTTTATCGACGAGCATAAAACTGCAATTCAAGATTTCATCGGAAACTATATCACGCCGGCCATTCGCGCGACCAAGGAATTTATCACAAGCCTTTTTGCGGAAGGCGGCGCCATGACATATCTCGGTAATGCATTTTCCGAGCAGTGGGGGCGGATCAAAACAGCAGCATTGTTTGCGTGGGATGCAATCGTCTATGGCGCCGGGTTGGCGTGGGCCGCTGTGCTTAAATTCATGGAAATAGCCAACGGCGCGGCGACGGTCATCAACAGTATGTTTGGCACGAATTTTACTGGCGCGACGCTGCTTGCGACTGTGCTTTTTTATAAACTTATATCGTCATTAGAAATAATCCCCGGATGGCTCCGGGTCATTACCGGGCTGTTCCTGCCTTTTGTCGGGGCGTTTACAGTGGTAACGCCTATCATGCGAGCCTTCGGAGCAGCGCTTGATTGGGTCAACGGCAAGGCGGGCGATGCTGGCCGTGGTCTTCACGATTATTTTGCGAATCTGATTTCGTCCACATTCCCCGGCCTGTCGTCTGTTTTCAGCAAAACGATGGAAGGCGCCAGCGATAGCATGGACGCTGTTCGCCTCGTGTTCCGCGTCGGAATGGATTACGTCAAGGCGCTCCTATTCGGCAGCAAGGAAACACAAGCGCAAGCGTGGGACCTTCTCAAGGATGTAACCAAAGGCGCTTGGGAGACAATCAAGCAAACGATTGCGACTGCCTGGGCCGATGTCAAAAAGCTTATCGGCATCGACGGAATAATTTCCGAGTTTCACAGGTTTGAGGCGACAATCGAGCGCATTGCTGTTTTGCTCCAAGGGTTAAGCCTAAAGAACCTATGGGACTCGGTCAAGGGCAGCGCTGCTGGCGCTGCTGATGCGGTGAAGGGCGCCGTAAAAGGCGCGGCGGACTATGTCATGGGCGGCCTTTCCCCACCTCCCCCCGCTATGGTCCCGGCCTTTGCTGGCGGCGGCGCTGGCGGAGGTGCGCGGACCCATGCGGGCGAGGTCGCCTTTACGCTCAACATTGACGGAATGCGCACCGAACTATTTGGCGTCGAAGAAGCTGTCGCCAATTTGAAGCGCGCTGCTGCCGACAATCAATCGTCGAAGACGCTGAAGAATAACCCTAGTTGGGATCGGTAAATCATGGCGCTCCCGGCTTCTGGAACCCTGCTCGTTTTAGCGAACGGGTCAACCCCGCTTGTGACGCTCTATTCCTCGCGAGGCCTTACGCAGACGCTTGAGCCGATTGGGGCGTCTAAAGAGGTTCGCCGGACGGTCAACGGCGGCCTTGTCGATTTGTCATTGGCGCAATTCCGAAAATATAAATCCTCGATCAAATGCCGCGATCAGCATCCCCCGGCGCTTGACGGCATTCACGCCGGCCAGACCTTGACCGTTTCGTGCGTAACGGAACTGTCCTATCTGACATCGGGCGGAACCCCGGATCGAACTGTGGTTTCAGGCTCGTCCTATGTCGTGGGAAGCCACACATTCTATCGCCCGCAAATGACGATGATGGTTGTTTCGCCCCCGACAGCATCAATCGACGAATATCCCGGCCAGACAAGCTGGTCGATGGAGCTTGAAGAGGTATGAGCGGGCCGGGACCGGGCAGCGGCGGGCCGTTCTAT